TAGACATAGAAAGAAACACATTATTTTTATTAGCAGAAGAATTAAAAAGATTTAAGAAAGAAAAAAATTTAAAAGACTTTAATGATTTAATAGAAGACTTTTTAGTTAAAGAAACTTTATCTACTTTTGAAGTTTTGTTTATAGATGAGGCACAAGACTTATCTTTGTTGCAGTGGGAAATGGTAAGAAAAATTTGGAAGAGAGCACATAAAACTTACATAGCTGGTGATGATGATCAAGCTATATTTAAATGGGCGGGTGCAGATGTTGATCACTTTATCGCACTTAAAGAAGAAGTTGATGACATTCAAACTTTAGATCAATCTTACAGGATTCCTGGAGGACCCATCCATGAATTGTCTCAAAAGATAATTAACAAAGTACAAAATAGATTTGAAAAAGAATACAAACCTAGAGAAGAACAAGGATTATTAAAAAGATATTCTGATATTACACAAGTAGATATGAGTGAGGGAAATTGGTTAGTGTTATCTTCTGCAAATTATTTTTTAGAAGATGCTAAAGATTTATGTGAGATTCAGGGATGGTATTATCAATATAAAGGAATTAATTCAGTCCCTTTAAAATTATTATTAGCGTTAAATAATTGGGAAGCATGGCGTAAAGATGCACAATTAAATCATTTAGAAATTAAAAATATATATGAATACCTAGGATCAAATGTTTTATCTGGGTTTCAAAAAGGTAAAACTTTACATTCAGATACAAAATATTTAATGAGAGATTGTAGGGCGGATCATGGTTTGATTACTGATAGTGTTTGGTATGAAGCATTTGAAGGACTAGATCCAATGACAGAAACTTACATTCGTAATATGAGGGCGAATGGCGAGCAAATTAATAAAAATCCTCGTATAAAAATGTCAACCATACACGCAGCAAAAGGAGGAGAAGCCGATAATGTTTTACTTATGCAAGACTTAACAGGTGCGGCACTAGAAACTTTTAGTCATGATCCAGATGAATTACATAGATTATTTTATACTGGAGCAACGAGAGCGAAACGTGAATTACATGTGTTAGATCCTAAGAACTTTGATCGAGCTTATATACTATGAAATGTTTTTATTGTAACGCAGAAGTAAGGTGGAATAATGATTTTGATACCGAGGATACTTATCCGGATTCAGATCATAATATTGTAAGTATGTATAATTGCGATGAATGCAATACTTGGTATGAAGTGTTTCATCAAAAAAAGGAAAAAAAAAATGACAAATAAAGATATGTTTAAAGGAATAGAGTATGAATCACTAGATAAGCAGATTGGGGGTAAACACTATAAAAATATGAAAATACAACCTGCTGAATTTATTAACGAAAACAAGTTGCTTTTTGCAGAGGGGAACGCTATAAAATATATCTGTCGCCATGCGATAAAAGGGAAAGAGGAAGATGTGAAGAAGGCAATACACTATTTAGAAATGATATTGGAAAGGGATTACTCATGAGGAGTACCCAGATACCGTTGTTTACTCCAGAAACGGAATGGGTAATGCCTGATGAATTAAAAGATCTCCGCGGACACAAAGAAATAGCAATAGATTTAGAAACTAACGATCCTTATCTTAGAGAGGTAGGATCAGGAAATGTCACTGGAAAAGGCCATATTGCAGGCATTGCGGTGGCCGTAGAGGGCTGGTCTGGGTATTTTCCAGTACATCATGAGCAAGGTGGAAATTTAGACAAAAATTTAGTTTATTCATGGTTAAAAGATATTTTTAATCAACCTGAAACTACCTTTATATTTCACAACGCAATGTATGATGTTTGCTGGTTAAGGTCAGCGGGTTTAAAAATTAAAGGTAAGATAGTTGATACAATGATTGCAGCATCATTGATTGATGAAAATAGAATGTCTTATCAATTAAATACTTTAGCACGATATTATATTGGTCTAGGTAAAGACGAAAAGATTTTAGTGGAGGCAGCTAAAGATTATGGATTAGATCCTAAAAAAGATTTATGGAGATTGCCTGCTTTATTTGTAGGTCAGTATGCTGAACGAGATGCTGAAGCTACATTAAAACTTTGGAAAAGATTAGAAACAGAATTATATCAACAAGAACTTTGGGATATTTTTAATTTAGAAATTAAATTATTTCCTTGTCTAGTAGACATGAGATTCAAAGGTGTAAGAGTTGATTTAGAAAAAGCTGATAATATTAAAAAAAACTTAATGAAAAGGGAGTCAAAAATTATTAGTAGAATAAAAGAGTTAACAGGAGTAGATGTAGAAATTCATGCAGCAAGAAGTATAGCTGTAGCTTTTGATAAATTAAAACTTCCTTATGATAGAACTGAAAAAAGTAAAGAACCTAGTTTTACTAAAAACTTTTTACAAAATCATCCACACGAATTAGCTAGATGTATAGCAGATGCTAGAGAAATTAATAAAGCGCATACAACTTTTATAGATTCAATTACAAAACATGCACACAATGGAAGAATCCATGCAGATATAAATCAAATTAGATCAGATCAAGGCGGAACAGTGACGGGAAGATTCTCAATGAGCAATCCAAACCTACAGCAAATTCCAGCAAGACATCCTGAACTTGGTCCAATGATTAGATCTATCTTTATACCGGAAGAAAAATGTAAATGGGGTTCGTTTGACTACTCACAACAAGAGCCTAGAATTTTAGTACATTACGCAAAACTACAAAATTTAGAAGGAGTTGATGAAATTGTTGGAGCATACAACACGGGAGACGCAGATTTCCACCAGGTCGTAGCAGATATGGCAGGGATAGAACGTAAGCAAGCTAAGACTATTAATTTAGGTCTAATGTATGGCATGGGAAAAAATAAACTCATGTCTGAACTAGGTTTAATGAAAGAATCTGCTGAAAAATTAATTCAACAGTATCATGCTAAAGCTCCATTCGTTAAAAAACTGATGGACAATGTATCTCGTAAAGCAAATGATAGAGGAAAAATTAGAACATTACTTGGTAGAGCGTGTCACTTTGACTTGTGGCAACCAGTACAGTTTGGAGTTTTTAAACCTTTACCATTAGAACAAGCGAGAAAAGAATATGACGAACCTTTAAAGAGAGCTTTTACTTATAAAGCTTTAAACAAATTAATACAAGGTTCCGCAGCAGATATGACTAAAAAAAGTATGGTATCTTTATATGAAAATGGTATAATACCACACATACAAATTCACGATGAAGTAGATATTTCCGTTGAATCTAATGCAAAGGCAGAGAAGATTATTGAAATAATGGAATCGGCAGTTGAATTAAAGGTTCCCAACAAAGTTGATTATGAATCTGGTGAAAGCTGGGGACAAATTAAATAGGAGATAAAAATGATTAAGAATTTAAAAGACAAAGCACTTAACGCTTGGTTAATGCATAGAGAATATATTATTGGTGCAGTAATTGGGTTTATCCTTGGCGCTATAATATTATAATCCTTACATGGCTAAAGTTTGTCAAAAATGTAACCACGGGTGTCACTGCAGTGGAGATTCGCATTCTGATATTTATGGAATATGCCCTTGCAATAAATGTGAGTGTAAAGAAGTAAAAGAAAAAAATGTAGGAGGCCTTGTTATTGATGATGAGGATGAGTGTTTATCATGTCAATAGTTGAATTAAACTTTAAAGTATATGAGTGACAATGAATTATACATTCACAGTAATTATAATGATTTTACTGTGTTTATTAACTTTTTTAGTAGCACCAATACAAAATCCATCGTTGAAAGAAAATAAAAAACCCAGTATAATTCTAAAGCAAAAACAATGATGGAAAAAATTTTAACTCTATTGGTGGGACTTTTAATTGCATTAGGAGGATGGTCACTATCTAGAACATTTGAACTATCTACGGGTCAAGCTGTACTTCAAAATAAAGTTGAGAAACTTGAAATGCAAATCACATTAATAGATCAGAAAATGGATGAAATGTTTGACATGGATGAAGAGATTATGGACCAACATAAAAAATTATTTGAAAAATTAGATCAAGGCAACACAGGGTATAGTTATAACTAATGGCACTTAAAATTTCAGAAGAAGCAGCAGTACAAATGCCGATGAAGACCGTAGCGAGTCTAATTTGTCTCGTTGCAATCGGAACCTGGGCTTACTTTGGTGTGATTGAGACGCAAAATAAGATTTCAACTCAA